CTCACCAGCGATCCAAGCCAGCCGCGCAAGCAGGATGTCAGCAATCAGCCTGAGATCGCTCATTGGTCTGGATCTTGCGGCAGAAATCGCCCGCTCGAATCACGCCTGCTCCGGCTACGAGATCGACTACTGCGGCGCTTAGACGGCTTGGCCTTTACCTCCACATCAACCGGCAGTATGGCCTGAAGACCATGCAGCACGAAACCGATCGAGGTGTTATCCCTGATCTTGGGGTTAGCCCCTACCGCTTCGCTGATGCCCCACAGCACCCACCCTGCAAGCGCTGCCCAGCCGGTGGGCTCAGAGCAGATCTGCTGAATGATGTTCATCGGTTGAGCTCTAGGCGAATGGTGCGGCGATCCAGATCAGTAACCTGCTTTTCAAGTTGCTGGAACCGCAACCCAAAAGCGTTCTGATTAGCCAAGATCTGTGTAATCTGCGTTTCCAGCTGCTGCAGCCGGTTGGGCAGCTGAATCACCAGCCAACCCATCCCACCAGCGGTACCTAACACTGCTGCAGCCAGCACAGTGCCGGCGGTGGCTTCCAGAACTTGGACCCGACTGAATCGGCGTGGTGGTTCAGTCGGGGCCATGTATCAGCTGGCGATGCCTCAGTCTGCGGACCAACCCCTAAACCACGCTCTCCAATACCACCGTTAGATCGAACAGGTTGCCGCTGCGGTGGCTCTCCTCCGGGGGCCCTGCATACTTCCATAGCAGCTTTGTAGCGCCCAGGCTGTCGATGTGTGTATTGCCCGCCTTGGCCGCTGCTGATAGCTGAAATGCCAACAGGCTGCCCTGTTGGCCTCGGTAGTGATCGCGTACCAGCTTGACCTCATCTGCGGTGATGTACTCGAACTGCAGCTCCAGCTCGTGGCCAGCATTGAAGCTGCCATGAAGGAACCGGACGCTACCGCCACCAAACCCCGTTTCTTCAGTAACAGGGAACGCACCGAAGGTATACGCCCGCCGCACTGGCTCTAGGGCGGGAAAGTCAGCCATCAGTTCTGTAGCGTGATGGTGCTAGCGCCAATGCTGAACGTGCCGCCATTAGAGGCCACATCGTTCACGAAGTCGATATAGGCCACCAGCGGATCGGCTGATGCCGTGCCGGTTGACTTGTAGATCACCGCACCGCGAGCCGTAACGGTGGCCGATGCCCAGCTAACACTGGCGAACCCCAGAGTCACCTTGTCGTTGGCCGTGTCTTTGGTAACGGTGCAGACTGAGGTGGCACCACCAGCGGTGTAGCCGGCGCCTGTGACTTCATTTGTCACATCATCACGCCGATCATGCGTGTCCTTGTTAGGTGTGTAGCTGGAGGTGACCAGCATGATCTTGAACGTATCCGTGTCAAAGTCGATCGCATTTCTGGCCAGATCATCAACGGCGGAGTTGTAGATCAGGGACGCCATCGCTTACTTGAAAGCTACGTATAAATAGTCTACGCCGCTTGTATTGGTGTCTTGGTTTGCTTTAGCCGTGAACCCAGTAGACGCAAACGAAACCTTGTCTACAGTTGACTCGATAGCATTGGTCAGGTCCAGCTGCTTATCAACACCCCGTGCAGCGTCGAAGATCATCCACGAACCGCTGGTGCTGTAGGGCTTGATCAGTACAAAGCTCGGCTCAAAGTCAAGCGTGATCGTTGAGGCAGTAGAGCCGCCGCCTGCGTAAGAGCCAACCTTGCTCTTGCCTGACTTAGACTTGAACGCATAGGCTACGTATGTAGCGGTTGATTGGTTGACTGCAGCATTATTGCCAATCGTGATGGTTGTAGTTCCGATTGCATCAACGTATGCCGTGCTTGTAGTCTGCCCGTTGGTGCTGGTGAACGTTAGGTAGCTATCAGCCGCTAGCAGTGGTGAGCTTGCCACTGCGCCAAAGTTGCCAGACCTTCCCTTAATAAGAATCAGATCAGGCTGCTCACCTAGACCGTGGCCTATCGTCGCTCCGCTAGTTCCGTTGCCGGTGTAAGTAAAGATTGATAGGCCGTTGCCGCTGCTGCTGGCTACAGTTGTTGTGATTGTGCCGTCAGAGTTGGACGCTGTTGCGCCAACGTCAATCAACGACCAGGCGACATAAGCAGCACCGTTGGTGTTGCTGTTAGCAGCCGATCCTACAGTGAATCCATCGCTATCAAACGATGTGAGCGTATTGGATAGGGTGACTTCGGCAGCGGTAAGATTAGGCGACCAGTATTTGTTGATCCCTCGAACGTTATCGTAGACGTGATGGTTTGCAGCCGCTGCTGTGCGACGCTTAGTCCATACAAAGCCAGGCTCAAATCCTAGACCAGTGATTGACTGGCTAGATCCTGTGCCTGTGTAAGTTGTTGCCTTGAAGATCGAACTTGTATCTACAGCTGCAGCGCCAGCACTGAAGGCTACAGTGATTGTTTCTGTAATGCCTGCAGGCACAACAGACGCAGCGCCAGCCGTGAATGATGCTGTGATCGTTGCGACGATGCCATCACCCTGGGAGATGGGCGGGCCAGCCACGAACTGCACGCTCACTGTTTGAGACAATCCGCCAGCAGCGCCAGCAGCGCCAGGGGTAAACGAAACGATGATCCGCTCATTTAGGCCGCTGATGCTGGCACCCTGAGGAATGGCAGACTCCAGCTCCAGCTCAACATCGAACACACCGCAGCCATACTCTGTGACCGCTGGCGATTCAACGTAACGCCACCTATACCCAGTCAGCGTGTACGAGCTGGCATAAGTCAACCCCTCCAGCACTTCACTGGATAGATCGAATTCGTAGTAAGCACCCAGCTGGCCTTTGTAGTGGCTCAGGATGCTCGCTACCTGGGTGCCGGTTACCGCTTTGAATTCCAGCGATAGCCGGCTGCTTAGCATCACGTTGCTATGCCGTACCCTTACCTGCCTAAGGTTCAGGCCGTTGAATCCCGTGTTCGGGTACTCACCCGGCGTGAAGGTGCGGCGGCTAGGGATTAGCGCAGGGAAGGTGGCCATCAGGAATCAATCGGTATGCCGTCCCACTCGGCATCAACAGTTGAGGCGTTGTTAGAGAATTGCCAAGTTCCACTAATCGTAAACGTGGATCCGGGTGGGATATTGCTACCTGATGCGCCGTCATATCCTGTAAATGATCCGCCTGATAACGTCACCACTCCGACCTGACCAATTACGCCAGATGTAACACTGCTGCCTGTAATAACTGTAACGTTAGCGACCCAATCCATAAAGGAGGTGCCGCACGGTGAAACGCCAGTAGAGCAATTAACTGGCGCAAAGACTCCTTTGTATGTAGCGGTAGAGAACCAGCTAGAAACAGTTTGCCCGCTCCAGCGGAAGTACGGGTAGTCTTTCTCAAATGCAGGCTCTACCGGCTGCGTAGTGGTGACAAGGTCTATCGGCTCATCGCCAGGGCAGGACACCCTACCTACTGCCGTGATGTTGTATCCACTATCACTACTTAGCAATGTAGCTGCATTGTTCAAGGAGATCTGAATCAGCGGGCCGTCAGGTCCTTTCTGTTTGTACCAGATCGTCTCAAGCGTGCAGGCGTCAAATCCAGGGGGCTTACTTGCTGTCAGCGTGTCGCCTACCCGTGGATTGCCGCCAGGGCCAGAGATTGGCAATTCCCCTGCGGGCTCTTCAGACGGTGGCACCTCTTCACCGCCGCCTATCCCAGTGCCACCATCTGAAAACGTACCACCCAAACTTGGAACTGTATTGTCAAGGCTGGGGTTAGTCCACGGATCGTCAATATCAATAGGATCCGTAAAGTCTGGCAGCGGTGGATTCGTCCACTCTGGTGACGGAATTGTGTTATTGGTCGAGCTGTTTGAGTCACAGCTGATGCCAGTCTTTACGCTTGGCAGATTGATGCCACTGCCTGTTGCATTAGCCACCGCCAGCGAAACCAGGCTGCGGCCTAAGGCGTCTACAGGAAAGTGCGTGCATTCGTAGGACACATCACCGGCTAACGTCTTGGTGATACGCTCAACCTGATACAGATAGTCGTGATATGTAGGCTCAAAGCTCGTGGCTACACGCTGCAGCCGTACGCGGATAATGTCACCCTGAGATACTCCCGTGCTGTGATCTCCAGGCTTAGCCGCGAATCGAATCGTGTGTGTGGTGTAATACCGCTTGGCAACAATGTACGCGCCGGCTTTTACGGCATGGTTTTCGCTGGTACAGAATTCGCTTAGATCATGGCTTTCGTACGGGCCGGCTTCTGCCGTACCGTCGATCCTGACATCAGCGGTGCGGATGATGCCAAAGTCATCCTCCAGCTGCTGGCGCCAGATCATCTGCGCCACAAACGGTTGCCGGTCCGCCAACGTGGTGTAGTTGACCTCTAGCGAGTCAGGCAGAATGTCTGACCCTGTAAAGGTGTAAACCGGCGTGATTGCTGTGGTCTTCAGCGTGCCATTGGCATTCACCGGCAGAATCGGCCGTAGACCTTTCTTCCCGCCGCTGCTGCTCTCGCCCAGCAGGAAGTAAGGGCACCAGTCCGCCAGCAGGTCAGGGATGTTCCGGCTGTCGGTGATCCAGGTATTACAAGTAAACCCCTGCGCTTCCACAAACGCATCGGCACCCTGCAGCGCAGTGATGTCCACCAGCTCAGCTGGCAGCCTGCTGCTATTGATCAGCATCCACAGCACGAGATCCGCGATGCTGTCGCTAGGGCCGGTCACACCGTCAGCCAGGCGGTCTACATACATCCCATTACGGATGAAGCAATGAACCTGCCGGTTCCACAGATCAAACCCATCAGGGATTGCCCCTGATGTGAATGAGAGCGTGCTCAGCCGTGGGTAACTGCCCAGACTGCCGCAGTAGTAGGGGCACTCAGGTAGCGCATACCCTGCACGCTGCACAATGAAGTTCCCCGGGCTCCAGCTGCCCGCACGCCGGCCATAGGTCTGGGTATGTGTGCCGACCCTGCAGGATCGCTGGAAAACATCCTTAACCGGGATCTGTCCGATCAGACCCTCAGACAGCACTAGGTGATAGGACGCTGTGACAGCGTTCTGTGCGTTGTTGGTAAATCTCGCTTCCGTAGCACCAGGGCTGATCAATACGCCGCCTTTATCGTTGCGGCGGCGTGCGAAGACGATCGGGATTGGCTCGCCAATCGCCAGCGCCCGTTGGGGTGTGTCGAGCTGACTGTTACCGGCAGCGGCTTCCTGCCGTGCTGGGGTATTGACCTGCCCAGCCTGAATAGCAAACAGCGCTAGCGGGTCAGTAGCTGAGATCCAGCTCATAGCCTGCACCCCTGGCCCATGATCGCCGTGGTGAACTTACGGGGTGGGATCTGCGCGCCTACGGTGGACAATGCAGAGCCCAGCTGTAACGTCAGCCTAGTTAGCCCAGCGTTTCCGCCTATCACCTGGCCTACATAACTGCCGATCAGTGTTTGGCCAGCCTGGGGGGTGGTGTTATTGGTGACTG